ACCATTAGACCAAATGAATTTTGCAGTTGCAGGTGTTAATGCAGGTGTAATGACGCAAAACGAAGCCCGTGAATTTTTAGGTATGCCACAAATTGACGGGGCAAATGAATTGTTATTAAAAACACAATCAACCCAACAAGATATTATTTCAGGAACAAGTCCGCAGGATACGGGCGGGGGCGGTGGTGGTCAAACACGCAAGATGAATATTGGTAAATAATGTCATTTATAGATAAAATATTTGATATTATGGGTTCACAAATAAAGAACCCTAGTGTTAAACTACCAAAAAAGCGTTTTACGCCCAACAAGATAACAGACGATAATAAATCCATTTCTATTGGGGTAATCAATGAAAAATCTGACATTAGTTTGCGAAGCACAAGTACAGCTAGGAAAACAAGCGGATGAATCCGCAACGCCCACAGGAATAATTGAAGCCCGTGCAACGACATGGGGCGCAAGAGAGGGTGCAGACGGTAGAAAATTTTTCTACAAAGCTGAAGGTTTTATGGATTGGGCTGATGAATTTGCACAATCAGGCAAACCAATGCCAATGTTCTTAAATCATAATAATATGGGTATGCCCGTTGGTCAATGGGATGAAGTCATGTTTGATGAACAGGGGATGACTGCAAAAGGCAAACTGTATATGAACACAGTTGGTGGAAAAGACCTATATGAAGTTTTAAAAGAATCACCAATGATGTTTGGTGGTGTTTCTGTTGGCGCATACGCTGATGAATATTGTTATGTTGATGAAGCAGGCAATATGTTAAATGCTGATGAAGCTAATGATGGATATTTTCAAATTACTAAGGGCGGGTTTCGTGAAGTATCCGTTGTAATGTATCCAAACAATCCTAATGCTGAAATTCACAAACTTGAATCATGTTTTGATAATGATGGTTTGTTAAATCCCCGAGTTTTAGAGAAACAATTGCGTGATGCAGGCGTTACTAAAAAAGATGCGACCACCGCATCAAGTATTTTCAAGAAAGTATTAGAAATGCGTGATGCACCTAAGAAACTTGAAGAAACACCAATTCAGGGTGAACCTGTTGCGGTGGTAGACGAAGCTGATGCAATTCTTAAAGCCTTAGAATTAAGAGAATTAGCAAAAGCCCTTGATAAACGAATTAAATAAGGAATTATTATGTCAGTTGAAAAAATCCTAGAAAAAGTTGATGCGATTGAAGCACAGCAAGTATCTAAAATTGAAGAAGCCAAAGCGGAAGTTGTTAAGTTAGTTGATGAAAAGGTTTTATCTGTTGAAGAAAAACTATCAGCTATCGAAGCTAAAGTATCAGAATTAAACGCACCATCAATCATCAAAATTGCTAAAACAGTTCGTGGTGATGTAAACCGTGCAGTTCGTGAACAAATGCGTGAGTTTGTTAAATTAGACAGCCGTGTTCAAAAAGAATTAAAAGTGTTTGCTGATGAAGCCCAATATGATGCGTACCTAAAAGAAGCATCAGCATTGACAGGTTCAGGCGCAGGTATCGGTGGTCGTACAGCTTATGACCCTGTATTCCACGCATTGCGTTTAGCTAACCCGTTGCGTGGTGTAAGCCGTGCAGTTGCAACTGATGGCGCAACATATCAGTTTAGAGTGAAAACGGGCAATGCAGGTGCAACTTTTGGATACCCAATCCAAAACAACGGTTCAGCTACAACTGAAAACATGAACATTTGGCAATTAACATTGCAAGATTTGAACTGCGCTTTCCCTGTTCGTACAGCTTCATTGGATGACATTGATGGTTTGGAATCAAACATTGTTGACGACATGATGCAAGAATTTTCGCAGACAGAGGGACTTTCCGCAGTGCAAAATGATGACCAAGGTTCAACATCATTGCCTTACGGTGGTTCAAATGGTTTGCGTGGTTTGAATCAATACGGTGGTGCAAATTCATCATACACAGGTGGTACAACTTCAACACCTGCATTTGGTTCATCAGGCACAGGTTCAACAAGTGGTTTGCATAGCATGGCTACTTATGACCAATTAACAACAAACGGTTTTGGTTCAGCAAACAATGTTACTTATGCTGACATTGTGAACTTTATCTATGCGTTGCCACAACAATATTGGACACCAACAGCTAAGTTCATGATTAGCCCATTGATGCTTCAAGCTATCCGTGGTTTAACTGATGACCAAGGTCGCCCAATCTATGTTGACGGTTTAAGCCGTACTGATGGCATTGTTGGTTCATTGTTAGGTTTTGAGGTAGTAGTAAACAAATACCTTGACAACCCAACTTCAGCAGGTAGTGAAGCAGGTACATCATCACAGTATCCTATGTACTTTGCTGATTGGTCACGATTCCATACAACGGTTGACCGTTTGAACATGGTATTGCGTAGATATGACCAGACACAAGTCGGTTTCATTACTTTCTTTGGTGAAAAACGCCTATGCACATCCGTAGTAGATATTAATGCGGGTGTTCGTTTCCGTTCAACAGCCACAGGTGCTTAATTAAGGTAGGGGGAGAAATCCCCCGCCTTTTTTACAACTTATTATTTGGAAATAGACATGAATACCAAACCAATTCTTGAAGCCATTAAAACAGCATTAGTTGATGGTGAAGCAAAAGTAAATTTAAATGAAGCATCAGCACTAACAGGTTCAGGTAGCGGTGTTGGTGGTCGTGTTATTTATGATGATGCGTTTGCATCAAAGCGTGAACATAACCCATTGCGTGATGTTGCACGAAAGATTATTACAAGCGGTTCAGACGAAGCGTTTGTTGTTAAAACAGGTAACGCCACATTAATTCAAAACGGTTCAAATAATCCTTGGGGCTACCCAATCAATGCTAATACAGGTTCACCAAATATTGATACATCATTTTGGCAATTACCTGTACGCTGTATCAATGCAAGCGTACCCGTTAGAACTGCTGTATTGTCAGACATTAATTACATTGAAGAAACTATTGCTGAAGATTTATGGCTGGAATTTAGCCAACAAGAGGCATTGGGAATGTTCTTGAATAACGACCAAGCAGGTTCAACAACCGTTCAAACAGGTGCTACATCAGGTTTGCGTGGTTTAAATAGCTATGCAGGTTCTACATCTTCAGCATCATTTGGTACAAGCGGTTCAGCTATTACTAACGGTTTGCATACAGTATTGCAGGTTGCCCAAGCAGGCGCATCAGCAGTTACTTATGATGACTTAGCTAACCTACAAGGCGCACTACCATCACAGTATTTGTACAAAGAAACAACTGCATGGATGATGCACCCAACAACTATTGCTTCATTGCGTAAGCTAAAAGCATCATCATCAGCTAACAACTTCATGGAAATTGGTAGTGAAGATGGTGGCGCAGTAATTTACATCTTTGGTCACCGTGTTATCCCTAACCCATACATGGATGTTGCAGGCGCAGGTAAGTACCCTGTTTACCTTGGTGAATGGGATAGATTCTTTACTATTGCTGACAACGAAGAAATGTCAATCAAATTAACTGAACAAAGCGCAGTTGGTTTCATTACTTTCTATGCTGAAAAGCGTGTATGTTCAACAATTCGTGATGTATTTGCGGGTGTTCGCTTAGTTGGTGTTGCTTAATTAAAGGTTAAATCATGGCAAGCGATTATTTAAGTATTGCCCCAAACCTTACACAAAACCGCAATCCGTTCAACTATGAAAAGGTTGAACAGATTGGCAGGGATTTTGTAACGGCATGGTTGACACTTGACCAAATCACCCAACAGTTAAACCTGTTTGAAGATGAAAGCCAAGATAGTTACCTACAAGGGTTAGAGGTTGCCACACGCATGGCAATTGAGGATTATTTAGGAATGGCAATATTCCCAACTCAATACCGTGTGTTTTATGGCAACCCTGCCGTTACTGGCACAGCCGTAACATTGGATTTACCTGAAACAACGCAAAATCAACAGGGTCAAGTTGGCGTAACAATTAATTCTGTTAAGTATTGGGATGGCAATATCCCATCGGTATTGCAAACATTAACATCATCAAGTTACCAATATGATTCAACGGGTAATAAGATTATTGTTAATTCAATCCCATCAGAAATTAGTACGCAGGTTACTAATCCTATTGTTGTTGAATACACAACAGCCCGTTCACCGTTGGCAAACTACCCTGTAATTCAACAGGCAGGTTTGTTATTGTTAACACATTTATATAACAACCGTTCAAACAGTAATATAGCAGTTATGCACGAAATACCGTTTGGGGTTGCCCAATTATTAAGAAGTTACAAACCACTTGTGATGTGAGGATGTAATGGGCATTGTTAGATACGAAAATACAACAATTAATGAAGTGACCAATGGGGTTGATACTTTTGGCGAGTACACCACAACTATTACCCCCTTGTTTACATCACGGGCATTGGTAAATGATGTATCAAATGCCGTAAGAATTTCTGAAAGATACCGTGTTTATCAGGATTTGGTCAATATAACCTTTAACTATACGCCTAACATTAAGCGTATTGTTGATAAGCAAGACGAATACAGTATTACTTGGCGTGGCAATAATTGGCGTGTGACGGATGTGCGTGAAAGCAATGACCGCATGAAAATCACATTATTGTGTTACAGAAATGACCCTGAAACGACAGTATGAGTACACAACAGAATCCGTCAGTATATGCACAATGTATTCAATATCAGCTATCTAATATTGTTACAGTACCCGTGTATGCTAATTTCAACAGAAATTATGCGACTGAACCGCAATTTTTAACATGGAATTTGCGTAATATTCATCAACCTGTTTATACAGGTCAGACCCAATCAAATAAAGGTATTGACCGCCCTGTATTCCAAATTAATGTTTTTTCAAAAGATATGGATACCGCTTTTAATTTAAGCAATACGATATTACAATTGTTACATGGCTATTCGGGAATGTTTGGCAATCCTGCCACAAATGGTTTTTGGTTAGCTAAAGCTGATGTGTTTTGGTTATACAATACATACGACAATGAAATAAAGTTGCATCAAATCGTACTTGATTGTCAACTTGATGTTCTAACTTAACAAGACAATATCTTTTAATCTTTTTATAGGAATATTCAAAATGGCACTTATTGACAAAGTATTAGCAGGGTATACAGCAACCCTTTATATGCAAGATGATGTGACACCAACCCCATTAACTGATGCACAGTTATCAACATGGACTGCCCAAGTTGCTGACATTGTTGGCACATCCGCAGGCGGTACAGGCACAGCAGGTATGCAAGTACCCGTTGAAGCTATCCCTGCTTTTGGTGCTGATGATGCTGTTGCAAGCTATTCAGTAGCAGGCGCAAGAACAGGTGCAAAGATTACAACACAAAACCAAGTAACTTCAATGAACATTACTTGTGCGTGGAATCCTGCCGACCCTGCAATGCTTCAAATTCGTGAAGATGGTTATGGTGGCGTTAATGTGCGTACTTATGTTGTTGCTGTTTATGACGGCACAGACACAGTTGCTTATGCGTTCAACGCTATGGTTGGCGGTATGAATTGGGATATGTCACCATCAGCCGAAGGTAAATTCATGTTTACATTGCACCCTGTTGGCGGTAACTCATACGGTTGGTCAACAAACCCATAATTTAAATAAGATAGCCCCCGAAAGGGGGTTTTATACAACATGACAAAAATAGATAATAGTAATGACCTTTTAAATTTTATTGTTAGCCATGCCAATTCAGGCGTAAAGAATTGGTTTGGTTTTCAACAACAGCGCATTACAGGCATACATATTGCATATGAAATTGCCAAAGCCCACGCAGATAAAATGACCCCTGAAGAAGTTGCTGAATATGCGTTAAAACTTAACAACGCTATTTTTAACAAACTTGTTAAGGGTGACTAAATGGCAAAAGAAACCTTTACTGTTAAAACTGAAGGGTTTAAAGAATTACATGATGTGCTGTTAGAAATGGCTAATGATATAGGCTATAAAAAAACAGCAAGGCGTGTATTAGTGCCTGCCGTCAAAGCATCAATGCAACCTGTTTTAGAAATGGCTAAAACCTTAGCCCCCTATGATGAAAATAATACAACCACACCCCATTTGCGTGATAGTTTACGATTAAATGCCCGTGTGCCAACAACCCGTGATTTAAACTCAATGTACATTGATGATAATGATGCGGTGGTTGGCATTGTTTCTGTTAAAACTGACAAGCGTGGCATTTCGCAAGAATTTGGGAATGAAAAGGTTTCTGCACAGCCATATTTAAGACCCGCAATTGAATCACAGGCTGAACGAGTTATACAAAACTTAGGTACATTTCTTACATATAAATTAAAACAATACAAATCAAAAAAGGTATAAAACATGAGTAAGTTTGGTAAATCATTTGGGATTAACACAGCCCAATTACGCACCCGCAAGTTTGAAATTAATGGGCAAGCATTTAATGTACGCATCCCTTTGGCAACTGAAGCCGAAGAAATGTTTAAAAAATCAGAAACACCTGACCCTGAACATATTGAAACAAAGTATAAGGAATTAACAAAAGACCTTATGGCTAAAATGGATGTGTTAAAAGGTAAAGATAGTGGTGTGGTTTTTACTGATGACGACATTAAAGTTGGCGACAATTCAATGCGTGATTTGGCAAAAAGCCAAGCGGGTAC